CCTCTGCGCTAATTTCTGGGGAGTTTTCAAAAATGGGAAGCCGCGGACCCGTGCCGAAGCCTGGGAGCAGCGAAACCAAGCGGCGAAGAAACACCATGTACCGCAAGGCCTCCACGGCCGCGCCTGCCGGCGACATCGTCGCCCCGCCCTACGTCGCCGCCGTCCCGGCCGCGCTCGACTTCTGGAACCGGATCGCCCCGCGACTGATCGCGGACGGCCGGCTCGCCCCCGAGCAGGTCGACGCCCTCGGCCAGCTCGCCCGGATCCACGCCGACGTCCTCCAGCTCCAGGACCAGGTCGCCGCCGAGGGGTGGATCACCGCGACCGACAAGGGCCAGGCCGCGAGCCCGGTCGCGAAACTCCTCCGTGACTCGCGGCGGGACTTCGTCACACTGGCGAGGGACTTCGGCCTGACGGCGGCGGCCGCGGCCCGGATCCCCCAGGAGCCGACCGATGGCGAAGAAGAAGGCGACGAAGAGGACGAGGTCCTCCGGCGGCTCTCGATCCGCGGCGGCTAAGGCCGCGCCGGCCGACCCGGCGAAGCGGCCGGAGTACCTGCCGGGCTACGTCTGGGACGAGGCGGCCGCCACCGCGCCGGTCGACTTCATCGAGTCCCTCTGCCGCCACCCCGACGAGCGCGGCGGCGACCCGCAGCGGATCGAGCTCATCGAGTGGCAGCGGGAGAAGGTCCTCCGGCCGCTGTTCGGCTGGCGGCGGCCCGACGGCCGGCTCCGTTTCCGCAGGGCCGGGATCTTCGTCCCGAAGAAGAACCGCAAGAGCTCGCTCATGTCGCAGCTCGCCCAGTTCATGATCACCTGTCACGCCCCGGCGCAGGACGTGTTCCTGGCGGCGAACGACCGGCTCCAGGCCCGGACCATGTACCGGATGGTGAAGCAGTCGGTCGAGGCGTCGCCGAAGTTGTCGAAGATGCTCGAGGTCGTCGACTCGCGGTCGATCATCCGCAACCGGGCGACCGGCAAGGAGATCCGCTGCCTGTCCTCCGACTCGTGGCGGAACGAAGGCCTGAACGGCTCGGTGATTCTCGACGAGCTCCACAGCTTCCGGACGCCCGACCTGGTCGACGCCCTGATCTACGCGACCCGCGGCACGGCGAACGGCCTGGTGATCTCGATCTCCACGGCGGGCTCCGACCGCAACGGGATCGGGTGGCGGTGGTGGCAGGACTGCGAGCTGGCGATAAAGGACCCGAAGGCGAACCCGACGTTCTACGGCCTGATCTACGCCGCGGCCGAGGACGACGACTACTCCGACCCGAAGGTCTGGCGGAAGGCCAATCCGTCGATTGGGATCGCGTTCCCGGAGGACGAGTTCGCGGCCGACTACCAGGACGCCTGCACCGACGCGAGAAAGTTCTCGAAGTGGCTTAGATATTCCTTGAACGTCTGGCAGGCCGCCGACTCGCGCTGGTTCGTGGGCGCGATCGACTGGTCCGCCTGCGCTGCCGCCCCCGCCGGGCCGCTCGCCGGCCGGCCGTGCTGGGTGGGCGTCGACCTGGCCTCGAACCTCGACATGACCGCGGCCGCGTTCGTGTTCAAGGAGCGGGACGGGTCCTACTCCGTCGAGTGGAAATACTGGGTCCCGCGCGAAACGGTCGCCGACCGCGTCCGCGAGGGGATCCCGTATGACGCCTGGATCCGCGACGGCTGGGTGACCGTGACCGACGGCCACCGGCTCGACCACGAGGCGGTCGCCCGCGACATCGTGGGCTACGGCGAGACCCACGAGATCCGGGCCGTCGGGGTCGACCCGTGGCAGGCCGGGGCCCTGGAGACCCTGCTCCAACGCGAGGGGCTGACGGTCAAGGACATCCCGCAGCGGACGGCCTACCTGAACGCGCCCTGCAAACTCCTAGAGGCCCTGGTCGTGGAGCGGCGGCTCCGGCACGGCGGGAACCCGGTCGCGGCGTGGAACGCAAACAACGTCTGCGTCTACACCGACGCGACCGGCATGATCAAGCCGGACAAGGGGAAGAGCACAGAGAAGATCGACGGGATCGCGGCCCTGGTGAACGCGCTCGCCCTGGCCTCGACAGACGAGGACGACGCGCCGGCGAGCCTCGAAGACTACCGGATCACGATCATCTAGGGGCCGGCGGACTTCGCCGGGGGCGAAAGCGGCCGGACGATTGCGGGGACCTCGAGGCCCCCACATGCCGCGCAAGCCCGCCGCACCCAAGCCCGCTACCAGGCGAGCGCCGCGCCGGCGTGCCGCCCCGAAGGCCGCCGAGTTCCGCGCCGTCTGGACGCCGGTCGGCTACGGGGCGATCTCGCCTGGCGACATCGGGACGACCGAGGCGATCCGCGTTACCTCGATCCTGGCGGTCGTCCGCTGGATCGCCCAGGCGGTGGCCGTGATGCCGGTCCAGGTCCTGCGGACGCTGACCGACGGCCGGAAGGAGGACGCGAACCTCCCCTGCTCCTACACCCTGCGGAAGCGGCCGAACCCGTGGCAGTCGTCCTACGACTTCTACCAGCTCGTCGCCTACTGGACCGCCCTCCACGGGAACGCCTTCGCTCGCGTCCTGCCTGGCCCGCGCGGCTTCTGCTCCGAGCTGCGGCCGATGCACCCGACGCGAGTCCGCGTCGTGCGGAACTACGACTACTCCGTCTCCTACGAGTTCTGGGGCGACCGCGGAGCGTGGGAGCGGGTCACCGATCCGGTGATCCATTGGCGGTGGTTGTCCGACAACGGCCTGGTTGGCATGGCTCCCTCGGAGCTCTGCGGGACGTCGATCGCCCTGGCCCGCCAGCTCGACATCGCGGCTCAGTCGTTCTGGGCGAACAGCGCCCGGCCGGACATGGTGATGGAGCTCCAGGAGAAGATCCCGGACGAGGCGATGGCCGCCCTCCGCGCCCAGCTCCGCGAGATCTACGGCGGGCCGAAGAACCGCGGGAGCGTCGCGGTGCTGCCGAAGAAAACCCAGCTCAAGCCGATCGAGTCGAACTCGATGGAGGCGAACCAGTACCAGGAGCTGCGGGACTCGATCCTCCCCGACGTCGCCCGGGCCTGGGGCGTGCCGTCGACGCTCGTCGGCGACCACAAGATGGCCCGCTGGTCGAACGTCGAACAGGAGCACCTGTCGGCGCAGATCTGGTGCCTCCTGCCGTGGGCCCGCCGGATGGAGGGCCCGCTCGACATGCTCCTCCAGCCGGTCTACGGCGAGGACGTCTACGCCAAGCTGGACAACCGCGGGATCCTCCGGGCCGACACCGCGAGCCGCGTCCAGCTCTACCAGGCCCTGTTCAACATGGGGGCGCTGAAGCCGCAGGAGCTGCGCGAGTTCGAGGACCTGCCGCTCCTCGAGGATCCGGCCGCGAACGAGACCTACATGCAGCTCGGATTCTCGACACTCGCGAACGCCGCGGCCGCCACCGACGCGCCGGCCGCGGACGCCGACCCGATGGTCGCCGCGGACCAGGCGGCGCCGGTCGATCAGGTCGCGACGGAGACCACGCCAGCCGAAGGGGAGGCCATGCCATGAACGAGATCGAGCGCCGCTACCTGTTGACCACCGACGCCCACGACGCGATCGCCGTCGAGCGGCGGGACGGCGAGCCGCCAGCCCTTGTCGGTATCTCCCCGCCGTGGGAGTCGCTCTCCGTCGACCTCGGCGGATTCCGCGAAAAGTTCAGCGCCCAGGCCTTCGACGACCTGATCTCCAGGCACCCGAACGACCCGCGGCCGAAGATCGACGTCCCGTTCCTGTTCAACCACGACGCGAACGAGATCACGGGCCGCACCTCGAACGGCCGCCTCTCGCTCGCGAAGGAGGCCCGCGGCCTGGGCTACCGGCACACGCCGCTGATGACCACGCGAGGCCGGGACCTCGTGATGATGGTCGAGGATCGCACGATCACCGGCTCGTCCTTTGCGTTCACGGTCGCCGAAGGCGGCGAGACCTGGACGGAGGACGAACGGGGAAACGTCGTGCGGACCGTCACGAAGGCCTCCGGGCTCTACGACATCTCAGCAGTCACGAGCCCGGCCTATCCGGCAAGCTCGATCGCTCCCCGCTCCCTCGACGCCTGGCGGGCCGCCCGCCGGGCCGCGGAGGCCGGCGGCCAGGAGCGGGGCCTGACGATCTCCCTCGACTATGACCGGACGTTCACGGCGGCCCCCGGCCTCTGGCGGAGTTTCATCGCCGACGCGACGGCCCGCGGGAACCGGGTCTGGTGCATCTCGCGCCGCGACGACAGCGACGAGAACCGCCACGAGCTGCGGCTCGCCTTCGGCGACGTCGAGCTCGCCGGCCTGCTGCTCGTCGGGGCCGGCCAGCAGAAACGGGCCGCGGCTCAGGCCGCCGGCGTCGAGGTCGACGTCTGGATCGACGACTTCCCCGAGGGGATCGTCGCCACCGACCCGCCGGCGGCCGCCGCGGACGGCACGCGCTCGCTCAAGGTCTCGACGCTCGCGGGGGCCAGGGCGGCCGCCGCTGCCGCGGTCGCGAGGATGCGGATCTATGCCGGCTAGGTCGTGCCACAAGTGCGGCGGCCGCTGCCGCGTCGAGAGCTCGAAGCGGGCCGGGCCCGCCCAGGTGCAGTACGTCGAGTGCCAGTCCTGCCGGCAACGCCGCCGCCAGGTCGTCCCCGCCGAGACCGTCTGGAGGCGCAAGTGATCGCCGAGGCCGCCGTCGCCGCCGCCAGCCCGTTCGAGGCTGTTCAACGAAAGATCCTCGCGTTCGTCCACACCGCCCAGGCCGCGGCCGCCGGCGGGATCACCTGGGTCGAGTTCGGCGAGCTGCTCGTGGCCCTGCTGCGGATGTGCGTCGAGACGCTCGACGTCACGCTCACGCTGTCGGGCCCGGAGAAAAAGGCCCTGGTCCTGGAGGCCGTGGCGTCGCTCTTCGACGCCGTCGCCGACAAGGCCGTCCCGGCGGTCGCCTATCCCGTCTGGATCCTGATCCGCCCGGCCGTCCGGTCGCTCGTCCTGTCGCTCGCCTCCGGGGCGATCGAACAGATCCTCCCGCTCGTGAGGTCCGCCAAGTGATCACGCTCGCGCTCGTGGCCGCCGCCGTCTGGATGTTCGCCGGTGACCGGATCGGCCACCTGATCGCGTCGTTCTCGGAGCGGGCCCCGACGATCGAGCGGAAGCACCTGGCCGGGGCCGCCCTGCTGGCGGCCGCCGCGTTCCTCTGGAGCACGTCCGGGCCGACCACGCCGACCCCGGCCCCCGGCCCGGGGCCGTCGCCGGCGATCGACCTCCGCGGCTGTTTCGTGGGGCCCGACGCGGCAGCCGACGCCGCGGCCGTATCCGCACACTTCGACGAGCTGGCCGACGAGCTCGAGCACGACGGCCAGGCGGCCGAGCCGCTGATCCGGACCGGCGTCGCCTGGGACGAGCTGCGGACCCGCGCGAAGGCTCTCCGATGGAAGGGCGTGAGCCTCGGCGAGAAACACCCCCGGGCCCGCGAGGTGATCCGCGAGTACCTCGACCGGACCGCCGGCACGAGCGGGGCCCCGATGTCGCCGGCCCAGCGGTCGGCCTGGGTCGCGGCCTACCGGGAGATCGCGAGGGCCGCCGATGTCTCGCGCTAGCCTCCGCCTCCTCGCGTTCGTGCTGCTCCTGGGCGTGGCCGCCGCGTACCTCGTGGGCGGCCTGCGGGCCCGGCCGGCCGGCCAGTGGTTCGGCCTCGACGGCGAGCAGGACTACGGCTACCGGCCGGACCCCGAGGGCGTGGCCGCGTTCCTACGCGAGCTGCCCGAGCCGATGTTCCGCCAGGCCGGGGCGGAGACGCTCCGCGAGGCGAAGGGAGTGGACACGTTCCTCTACCGTGCGGCCAACAAGGCCCACCAGGCCCGCTACGGCCGGCCGTGGGTCGTGGAGCGACAGGGGATCGGGGACTGTGTCTCGTGGGGCTGGGCCCACGGGATCTACATCGCCCAGGCGATCGACTGGGAGACGGGCCGGCTGGCGGAGCCGCCGGCGTTCCCGGCCACCGAGTCGATCTACGGCGGCTCGCGAGTGGAGGCCCGCGGCAAGCCGGAGGGCTCCGGCGGCTGGTCCGACGGCTCCTACGGGGCGGCCGCCGCCCGGTGGGTTCGCGACTGGGGCGTGATCTACCGGCAGAAGTTCGACCGGTTCGACCTCACGGCCTACTCCGCCGACCGGGCGAAGCAGTGGGGCAACTGGGGCAACGGCGGCCAGGGCGACAAGGGGCAGCTCGACACGGTCGCGAAGCGGCACCCCGCGACCCATGTCGCGATGGTCACGACCTGGGCCGAGGCGGCTGCGGCGATCGAGGCTGGGTTCCCGATCCCGGTCGCGTCGATGCAAGGCTTCGCGTCCACGACCGACCAGCACGGCTACGCCGCCGCGTCTGGCTCCTGGGC